CTAGTTCTCTCGGTGTTTGCCCCGATGCGTTCGCCTTGAGCGTGAGACGCCCGATGATAGTGTCGAGCACCATGAGATATGCCTCTAGTGCAAGGGCGCGTTCGGGGCTGTTGCTGGCTACGTTTAACGTCAGCATTCGCTGCACAATGCGGCGCTCGGCCTTGGCCGGGGCGATGATGTCTCCCCACAATCGAGCGTGCTGTGTGTTACGGGCGCTGGTGGAAAACTCCTTTCGCTTTGCTGCGAGTACGTGAGATATGACGTTTTCAGCATATCCCACAGGTAGTTTCTTTTCTGCCAGCTTTTTACGAAGGGCGTTTTCGCTCAAGCGTAGGTAGGATTTCGGGAATTCCATAGTGATATCTCCTTGGGATTAAACGATTTTGGACAGCCGTCCCATTGTATCGCAACTTGTGCTAGACGGGCAGCCACCGGGAAAGCCACGCCAGTAGCGGCATTGGACAGAAAGTGTCCGAGGTATCTATCTTTTAAACAGAGCGCCATAGCCAAAGCCTTAAAGCAAAAGAAAGAAAAAGAAAGCAAGCGAGAAAAAAAACACATACCCCCCCTCTCTAAACTATATTTTATATATATATATATATAGATACACAGGACTGATTTGCGCTGAACCCCAGCAGCCATGCGGGTTGCGACAGACCGCTGAGGTTAGTCCAAGTTGCGATGCGAGGGGCCGACCCGGACAGTGAGTGATATCGCACTTTCCATTACCTCATATCGCACTTTCGTGTACTTTCGGGTCACGGTGACCCGGTTCAGAACAACCTTTGCTGCATGGGTGTCATGCGCTGCTCAAGCCAGCGCTCGAAGGCGAGGTCGCTGGTGAAGGCGATGCCCTGCGTGGGCTTGCCCACAGGAACCGCTGAGGTTATCTTGAAGTCGCGCCTGCTGGTAGGGTACTGGTCGTACAGGTTCCACGTCCCAGAGGGCGTGCTGATGGTTCCTACGTGGATGATTGATGCTTTCATGATTGCTCCTTTGGTGTCCAGAATGAATGATTGAGGGTGTCCCAGTAGCGTTTGCCATTGAGTGCAGTGAAGGTGTTGCCGCAGTCTTCGCCCAGTGGTGCGAGGTCTGCCACCAGTGTGCCGTCCTTGGCTTCGACAACCCAGCGCCCGTTGACTTCGCCCTCAGAGCGAATGTCACGCCAGTAGATTGCTGACTTGCATTTCATAGTGATATCTCCTAAAGATGCGGCCTGAGACGGCAAGCCGCGAACCGTGTTTCGTTGGGGAGAAATCTCCCGGATTAGCGTGGGGCAGTGGTTTAAATCTACACCCCGTCAATGAACACCAGCGGCGCTCCATCCAGCCGCTGCCGGACTGTGACCCCTTGAGCGGCTAAGCGCTCGATGGCTCCCGCCACCGTTGACCCCGCGCCGTAACTCCCCTGCGCACCCGCGAGGGTGCGCAAGTCTGCGGACTCCTGCTCACTGAGCAGGGCAGGGTCTAAGACCCATTCGAAAAGGGCTGTGCTGTACTTTTTAACTAACATGAGATATCTCCAATAAAAATGCCGCATGACGCGGCGATAGATAGCTATGGGCTATCGGGTTTGGGGGTTTGATAGATAGCTATGGGCTATCGACTTGAGGGAATAGACAGAAAAAAGAACACCGCCCCAACCCGATTGGCAGGGCGATTGACAGAAAACGGGGAGAAATCTCCCGGATTAAACAGCAGCCATGAATTTGCGCTTCTGTGCGGCGGTCAACTTGCCATAGGCAGTCAGGGCTTTCTTGAGCAGGTCAACTTCAATGCTCCCGCTTTCCTCGGCGCGGATAACGTGATACGCAAACTTCTTGCCCGCCGCGTTCACGGCTTTCTCGTCTACTGGCTTGCGCTCTGCCCGCGTCAGCGCCACCAGCTTCGCGGCCTTTTCAGCCGTGACGTTGAGCGCGCCCTGCACATACCCGAGCACAAACTCCAGCTTCATGGCCTTCTGGCCGTCCGCGTCCGCCTTGACGTATGCCCGGTGGAACGGGAGCGAAGCCTCCAGCGTGAGACGGTCGCTGTGACCAAGACCTAATGCAAACTGACCAAGATTCAAAGTGATAACTGACATTTCAAAGTTCCTTTAAGGAAGGGGAGAGTCTCCCCGGTTGATGCGGTTAAGTTCCCCTAACCGCTGACTCTATTGTATGGAAGGGGGTAAACGGCACGTTCTGTGGCAACGGGGCTAGGCGGTTCTGGCTACGTCTGACCCCCACCCACCCCCCACCAAGCTGTATGCAGCAAGCAGGGGGCCTTGTTACATGAACACTATTCCCCTCCCACAATCCAGTTTTTGTCTAATCATCCATAAATTACACCTAACATTCGGATAAAAAGCGGACAACCGCCCACAGAAACACCCCCCGGCATCAAAAAAACAGCCCATATCCCACAAAATTTTGCAAAAATCCACACAAACTGTGTCTAACGGTAGACAAGTACAGACAAAAAAATGCCCGGAGAACCGGGCAAAGATGGTTTTTCAGCCATCGAGGAGAAGCAACGACTGTGAAAACACAGACACTACCTAAAAAGAAGTGTACATTACAGTCTCCGAGTCCGCAAGGTACTACGCGCATGTTTGAGCACTTGATTTCTTTTGAACCCCCCGTGGTAGAGGCTACAGGTAAGGACGCGACCAGTCTGGATAAGACCGCGCCAGATCAAATCCTGAACGCACAGGTCAATACAACGAAGTGGCTGGAGCAGCTTGGCGTGGAAGACGACCATAAGATTCTCCAAGAAGCCGAAGCCAAGGCCGCACGTACCGTCTTCGCTGCGCTGACCAACAACACCGCACCCCTAGATACCAAAACGCAGTTAACGCTGCTCAAGACCCCTGAGTCTGTGCGCCACCTTGTCTCTATGTTGTCTGCATACGACTGGGAGTTCGTTGAGCAGGCCAAGCAGATGCGCGGCATGGCCGTGGCCAAGATCATCGAAGAGACCAACCACCCCGACGCACGAATCCGGCTCAAGGCCATTGAGATGCTAGGCCGGGTCACAGAAGTGGCGCTGTTCACAGACCGCGTAGCGGTGACCAAAACGGACATGACCGACGCGGAGATCGACAAGAAGCTCCAAGACAAGCTCGACACACTGCTCAACGTGATCGACGCGGAGATAACTCCCGGCGAAACCAAACCCGACATAACTGACATAACCGACATAGAACCCGTGAAACAAAGTGAGCACTCACTAACATCTGACGATGAAGCCTGAAACACTTAACCTGAAGATAGAAGAGCTTGCGGCCATACGCGCTGCCTTGCCGACGATGACGACCAAGAGCAAGCTTGATCTGGTGGAGATACTGGAAGAGCGCGAACGCAGACTGTCTCTACAGAACTCGCGTACCAACATGATCGACTTTGCCAAGCGCGTGTACCCCGGCTTTAAGGTTGGCCCTCATCATCGCAAGCTGTCCAAGATTTTCCAAGACGTTATTGACGGCAAGAAAAAGCGCGTCATCATTAATATTGCGCCGAGGATGGGTAAGTCCGAGTTCAGCAGTTATCTGTTCCCTGCATTTTTTTTGGGTACTTATTCAGATAAGAAAATTATCATGGGCACGCACACCGCGTCTTTGTCGGAGGACTTTGGCCGCAGGGTCAGGAACCTGCTGGAAGACGACGACTACAGTGACGTGTTTCCCGGCACCAAACTCGCGCAAGACCAGAAGGCATCCGGTAAGTGGTCAACGGCTGACGGCGGGCAGTACTACGCCGCTGGTGTAGGTGGAGCCTTGGCAGGCCGGGGCGCTGACCTGTTCATGATCGACGACCCGCACTCAGAGCAGGACGTAAAGGCCAACAGCCGCTTGGCGTTTGATACTGCATGGTCATGGTTCCAGACAGGCCCGCTTCAGCGCCTGATGCCCAACGGGGCAATTATTGTGGTGATGACGCGCTGGGGGCCACTGGACTTGACCGGGCGGCTGATCGACTACCAAGTCAAGAACCCAGAGTCCCCGCGCTGGGAGATCGTAGAGCTGCCTGCCATCCTCAACGAAGGCACGGACAACGAGAAGTCGCTCTGGCCTGAGCAATGGCCGCTGGAGTCCCTGAAGTCTGCCAAGTCGTCGATGGACCCGAGATACTGGAACGCGCAGTATATGCAGCAGCCCACCTCGGACGTTTCTGCCATCATTAGCCGAAAGAGCTGGCGCATCTGGCCCAGCGATGACCCGCCAGAGTGCGAGTACGTGATTATGAGTTGGGACACGGCCCACGAGACCAAGAGCACTTCCGACTATTCGGCGTGTACAACTTGGGGCGTGTTCTACAACGAAGAAGAAAACAACTCACCACAGCTCATTTTATTAGACGCGTTTAAAGACCGGATGGCGTTCCCCGAGTTGAAAGTCATTGCGTTCAAACACTGGAAAGAGTGGGAGCCAGACGCGTTTATTGTGGAGAAAAAAGCCGCTGGTGGCCCGCTCATTCAGGAATTACGAGCGATGGGCATCCCCGTGCAGGAATTTACACCGAGCCGGGGAAACGATAAGATGGTGCGGGTCAACGCGATTGCAGACCTGTTCACGTCTGGGATTGTCTGGGCACCGGATACCCGCTGGGCGCGAGAAGTCATCGAAGAGGTGGCAGCGTTTCCTGTGGGCGAGAACGACGACTACGTGGACACCACCAGTCAGGCGCTGCTGCGCTTCAGGCAAGGTGGGTTTATCTCGTTAGATTCAGACGAGAAAGACGATAAGATTTACCGGGCACGCAGAGCTGCGTACTACTAAGGAACAACATGGCAACGACAAATCTAGACCCGCGCACGCTAGAGCAGCTTAGTAGGGCAGGCATAGACGCTCGACAGTTGACAGCACGCAAGACTGACGCAAGTGAACAGCCGTATACAACTGCTGGACTGCCTTCTTTGCAAGTAATGGATGTACCCCAACTGCAAGACACAAATACCAGAGGGCTTGTGTTTAGCAGTAATCGGGTCGCTGACTTTGATAAGAATCGCGCTCAAGCACAGGCGGTTTTTATGAGTCCAAATGCAACAAAAGATACGCTTGGGCACGAACAAGAGCACCTGTTGGCAAGGCAGGGGTTGGGCACAGCGGCTATGGTTAATGAAAAGTTTGATGAATTGATGGGAAAGCAAGGCAGCACCGCAAGAAAACAGTTTGTTAGGGATGCCATAGGCGCTGCCGACTATCTCGAAAAAAAGTACGGTATTGACAGCGGGTATTTTGACCCAAGAATGCTAAGACAAGGCGGTACGGCCTTTTACGAACAACTGGCTTCGTTGGCTGGACACGAAACAGCAAACAACGTGGATTTAACCAAAGACCCTGTTTTGCGCAAAACGCTGTTCAAGGACAAAGATGTACGTGAGACGTACAACGCAATTACAGGCTTGCGCCAAACACGGTTGGACGCACGCGACCTACCTCCGTACACTCGACAGCCTGAACCAACTGAACCCGGCATGGTGAGTAAACTTAAAAAACTCATTGGATATGCTAATGGCGGCTACATTGCCCAAACAGGCAACAAAAAGGATATATAAAAATGGCGACCAACATTGACAAAGCACTCTACCAACAGCCCCAAGGCATCGACGATGCTGCGCAAGACGAAGAGGGCATCGAGATTGAGATTGTTGACCCAGAAGCGGTCAGTATCCACGGTCCGGGTTTTGAGATAGAGCTGGCCAAAACCGAAGCGGAGAACGACTTCGACGCAAACTTGGCCGACGAGATGGATGCCAGCGCCATTGAGACGTTGGCAGGCGACTTGGCCGGAGACATTGACAACGACAGGAACTCCCGCAAGGACTGGGAGAAAGCCTACAACGAAGGCTTAAA